TTCAAAGATCCTGCTGTATGCATTTCCATATCACCAGCAGCAACAAACTCTGAGAAGAAAGTAAATGCTTCTTCGTTCTGTACTGGCTTCCAATCTTTACCTGTGACGTCAAGCAAAGTATTATCTGATGTACGGACAAGAGCAACCTTGTCATTGATTTCGAGACCAGATTCGGTAACGATTTTTTGCTGTTCAACTTCCCAGTCGACTCCAGCTTTTTGCATCATTTGTAATGGTGTCAAGTCATTGCTAACTTCTGTTCCAAGACCGTGCCATGGAAGTTCACCTGCGTAAGCCATTGTTTCTACTTCATGTGACATTATATAACTCCTTGTTCAATTAGTTCATTAACCATCTTTACTTCAGCATTAAACTGTCTTGTAGTAGACTGCGAAAAGTCAAGCACCATATTATCAAATACTTTTTCTGCTTTTTCCATATCGCAGCTTAACAGCTTCATGATGTCTTTTAGATATAACATTAACGATTCCTCTCATTCATTTGATAAGACCATTATAGCACAGTACTTATCATATGTACACAGTTAATTTGCGTTTTTTAAACTTTTTTTTCATTTTGTTAGCACTAACATTTTATAGATATTTACATCTTAAACAAAAGGTGTGACAAAATGTGCAGCCCATGGAAACGTAAAGAAGCCAATCGATTATTTTGGATGGTTAAAGGACATCTTATTCCTAAGAGTGAACCAGATGATGTTGTTGAAGGTTACTATGAAAGTTATTTCAAAAGATTATGGAACAACGAATCGCAGTGTTTAAGCGAATATGAAGCCGGATTTGAACAAGCTTACAAATTAAGAGAAATAGAAATGCTTAGTGAAGAAGTCTCACGTGTAGCAGTGCTAGGCGGGCACTTTGATTAAACCCGCCTAGTCAGTCCACTTCGAATCAACCGCTGAAGCATCCCAAACCCATTGTCTGTAAGTTGGATCTCCAACTACAACAACGTCTTTGTCTCCAACTTCAGTCCAGACACGATCGTCCATCCATCTGTGATAGTATGCTGGACCACCCCAGACTCTACGAGCTCGTTGATAAGTCGCTTCATCCATTCCTACATAGTGTACTGTTCGCATAATATAACTCCTTACCTCATACGCCCAAGCTAGTATATCCAATCTCTCCGCACGGCCTTATTGACATTGCCGCTCTAGTTTGATTGAAACTAACATCTCATAAAAGATTGTGCTTTCAGGTGGCCTGCCCTCCACACGGACGTATGAGGAAAAGAGTTATGCTACTAACTCTTTAAACCTCTTAATCTGTAACCCAATCCCAAAAGGGATCATAAACTTCCATCATAAACTTCCATTCCTGTAAAACCTTCTTGAGTCCAACCACGAGCGTCAGCATGAGCGGCGACCATATGAATATAATCCATTTGAGGCCAATGACCTTCCTTCAAAGCCCACTGTTTCATATCTGATTGAACAGCGATTGACTGCTCGCCTTGAGCAGTCTCGGCATAAATACGTTCAGCCTCAGACTCAACCATGTTCCATTCGGTGTTTTGCGTTTCAAAATTTGTCATTATACTGTTTCTCCAAAAAAGTTATCAACTAGAACTTCAAAGCACTCATACAGATATTCTGAAGTGTACCACAATGAAAGTTCTAAGTTTAGGTCAGCGTCAACAAAGTTCCAGTTAATACCACCCGATGAATTAATATTCTCAGGATTCGTAGTAGCTTTGTTAAAAGCTTCGATTACGTCATTCTTGATCATTGCACCGTTTGATAATAACATGGTTATCTCCTCATTTGATATATACACTATACACTATCTAAAAGGTAATGTACATAAAAAAATGCGGTTTTTTAAAAAATAGTTTTGTTTAAAAGCAAAGGTTTATAATTTTATGCGAGAATTTAATTAGTGGTATAGAAAAAGCTCCTAATATGTGTCAAATATTCTGTAAGAAGATACATACTAAAACCATAAATGGCTCTCCTAACTGTGCGATAAATAGAACTAGAGTTAAATTAAAAGATGATAACAATTATTTGGTGAAGTATGACAATTAGCGAAGAACGATTAGAAGAAGTAATTTATTGGAACAGACTCCAGAGCATGTCTGACTGGCAGGAGTTTCACGGATTTAGCGCAAACAGAATTAAAGAAGAGCTTAAGCCGTTTGAAAATGATTGGGTACGATATAATCCTAAGAAACCAAACAACCGCTGGGGCTTAAGTGTTACTAGTTTAGATGGTGGACTTAGTGGCATTCCAGATCTCACAAGTTTAAAAGACTGGGAACTTCAAACAGGTGAAGTATTAGCAAACCACGACATTACAACTCCCACCCGTGTGTGGACGGAAAGTGAACATCTTTCGCAGATGCTCGAACCATGGAAACAGTGGATAACGCGTTGTCACTTTCTTAGAATGGACCGTGGTAGCTTTTTTCCAGATCATCACGATATAAACAAATCAGACTTATCATATGATGAAGTAAGACTAACTGCGTTTATCGATTGTGATGAATATAATTTTAAATGGATTTACGACGATAAAATTGTAAAGTGCAATCCTGGTTCAATGTGGTATTTTAATGCTAACAAGCGCCACAGCGTTCATTCAACACGAGATGGAGTAATCATCTTAGTGATTTGTTTAGCGTTTGACAAGGATCTTTTTCTATATATGCAGGACGCTGGACTAGTTAGTTGATTTATGCGCTATTCGGCATTCTTGCCGGAACAGTCTTTGGCATTATTCCAGGCGCTGGTCCTTTCCTAGCAATTGCCACACTTTATCCCATACTTGCCACATTTGATCCAATTGGGATTATGATATTTTATGTGGCTTTGCTTATTACATCAAACTATACAAACAGCGTAACTGCTATTCTTTATGGAATACCAGGAGATGCAGGAGCTGTAACTACTGCAAGATACGGCCATAAAATGTTTCTAGAAGGCAAAGGACATTATGCGGTAAGTAGTAACGCAATATCGAGTACGATAGGATCTATTTTTGCAATCGTGGTATTTCTAATATCACTTCCATTTATATTTCAGTTATTTAAATTTTACAATTCTACGATTCAATTAATTGTTATCAGCATTGCTATTATATTCCTAACAATAATGACAAAGCAGGCTTATTGGAAAACCATAGTTCTTTTTATTCTTGGTGGAATATTAGCTAAGATCGGATATGATAATCTGACAAAAGAAACATGGGGAACATTTGGATTTACATATCTAACCCTTGGCATACCTTTTAGCACAATTATGATTGGTCTCTATATTGTCCCTGAGTTACTTAAGTTTGCTGAGAAAGATTTTACTGGTAAAAATAAAATTACAAAGTTTGCGTATGATCTAAGCACTTGGAAGGCTACGGCCACCGGTAGTTTTGTAGGATTTTGGTGTGGATTAGTTCCTGGAATTACAAACGTCTTAGGCAGCTATCTGAGCGCCAATTTTATGAAGAAGGACATAGATAAAATAGCTGCAGCTGAAGCTGCTAATAATAGTGGAGCATTAAGTTCTCTTCTTCCGCTTATTATTTTAGGAATACCGATTGTTGGAAGTGAAGTACTAATATATTATCTTGTAGTTACTCGTGGATTTACTTTTGATTTAGAAAACATTTACATGCTACAAGACGTATTGTATTATATTCCAATCGTATTAGTAGCATGCTTAGTTTTATCATGGTTGTATTTTAATCAACTAGGATATATTGCGGATCTATATAAAAGATATAAGCACTATTTTATTATTGGCATTTTTGTATTCATCTCTGTTATGAGCATATACATATACCCAATAAAATTTTGGATAATAACATGTCTGATAGTCACAACTGGAATTGGATTTCTTATAAGAAAGTGGGAAACGTTCCCAATTCTGTATGGATTCTTTTTAACTGATTTATTCTATAACAACCTATTACGAGTCATAGCGATATACACATGAATAATTTAATATTAGGATACAAACGAGGGTATTATCGGTGCCAGGCTATTCAAACAGCGTTAGCTAAATTTCAGCAGAAGTCAACTATTATAACTGATGAAGATGATTTTGAAAAGATCGAAGGCAACTATGATCGAATATTTACAATGTCAGAAAGCTTACTGCCATTACAATACAAATTAGAACAGCAATTAGGAATTAATAACCTAACAAAAGAGTCAGTTGAAATACTTACTAATAAATTTAAAATGGATGAATACGCCAGATCTTTAGGGTTTACTATTACACCTAAAAGTGTATTGCCTGAAAATGCTGAAGATCTAAACGCATTTGGAGATAAACCTGTTTTTGTAAAACCTGTTGTTGGATCTGGCACAAAAGATCAGCATCATAACTTTCCATACACTGCATTTAAAAATAAAGATGAATTGTTAAAGCATGTAAGTTTTAATACATGGATTGATAAAGACTTTAACAACACGCAAAATCAATTGATGGTTCAAGAACATTTACCAGACAACTCAGAGATATACGCGCTTTATGCTTATGTCAATTCTTCTGGAAGAGTCACACCTCTCTATTGGTGTAAAGGCATCATAATGGTGAATAATAGGACTGAGACACATTGGCAACCAAGAAATTACTCATTTGAAGGAATACCCACAAATGAAGTTCCAGGAAAAATAAAACATACCGTGACTTATTTCTATCAAAAATTAGTAGACGGACTTAAAATAAAAAATCTATCAATGGTTGCTGACTTTTATTATTTTGATGACACGATTAAATTCATTGATTTAAATCCACGTATCGGCCAAGGAATGGTTATGTACGACGATTTATGTGACAATGAATTTTTACCTAATGTCTTTGCAGAAATGCCTTTACCAGAATTTAAAAGACATTTGTGGAAAGAAACTAAGTTAAAGGCCGGAACCATAAAAAGTGTTGGCGATTATAAATCTGTAGAAGGAGCGGGCGTTGCTTCAAATTTTCATTTGCATGATGGTGTTGTAATACCGGAAGAATACTGTTTATCAAGTCAGGATTTTCATTTTTCATTATTCGTATCTGGAAAAGAAAAAACCGATATGTACGAAACATATCGGTCTTCCCATAATCAATTACAAGCTTGTATAGAATATTATTGAGTATTGAGAGCTACAGCAGCTTTAACTTTATCAACAATCATATTTGCATTTGCATCATTTACGACATAAGTCTCAGTTCCTTCAAATGCTGCCAACCATTCATCAGTTGACATTAGTTCGGCTACGGCTGCGCGCGCTTGCCATACAACGGCCTCTGATGCATTAACGGCAAGAATAATATCAACAAATGCAAAGTCTAGATCACCATTTGCGCTAAAGGCAAAACAATTTCCGTCTGCTTCAATTTTTCCCTGTCGTGTTTGAATTGTAAAAATAGTATCTGCATCATTAGCAAGATAACCACGAGTTGTTCCGCCTGAACCTTCATATGGAACAATCTCAAAATTTACATTATTTGCTTCACCTAACTCATTAATAAATTTAGTTACAGCATCAACGCCACCCCAAGTTGCGACCTTTACGGTCTGACCTGCCATATCATCAACCGAGTTGAATGTACGACTGCACATTACTGTTTCATATGTTTGAAGAGCTACGATGGTTGAATCATCAATTGCCACTGTTGGCATTTCTGAATCACCTGGCCATTCTGTACTCCACATTGTGAGCACATCGCCACCATCAAAGTAGGTAGACGCTACCACTGGATTTCCAGCTTGTACAAAATTATGATCGATTTTAGTACCAACCATATCTAGTACTGCTTTAAACCCGCCCGAATCAGATCCGGTATTAACAATTGTAGTAGCATTTGCGAGAGGAGCAGCCAAGGAAAAGGCTGCGGCTAGAATAACATTTTTCATTATCAGTCCTTATTTACAAAAAATTATAAAGTGTGGGGCTAACCTCGGCCCCACGCGCATCCGATAGTGGATGATACTTCTTCTATATATTAGAAAGAAAAGCTAGCGCCAATTACGACATCGCCGCGAGTTTCGTTTTCTAAATCATAATCAGTTTCAACATATACTTCTGCGTTGTCGAAGATACCATAACCGACTTTAAAGTCAAGTGTTGGATTTGTATCCATGAATACAAACTCGTCGTTGTAAATCATGAGATCAGTTGAAAGTGTAAAGTCCATGCCGTAAAGACCATAACCCATTTCTGGAGTAAGTTCAACGGTCATGTTTTCAACATCGACATTATATTCAGCAGTTGTTGTAGCACCAAGTGAGATACCAGTGGCTCCAAGCTCAGCGGCTTGAATAGTTGTTGCTGAGGCCAGCAACACAGCAGCAGTAATAGCAGCAAATTTCATTAGTTTATTTCCCTTATAAGAAAGTTATTTTCGATTCCAGATTTCGTATAGAACCCAAACAGCAAGTAAACCTACAAGGCCTTGTGATCCCAATGCGGCTATCATAGCACTTACATTAGCCACAACGCTTACAGCAGGAATGAATGGAAGTGTTCCCACGCCCAATACTTCAAGTACAATCATGAGAGCGGCGATACTAATACCGACTTCTGCTAGTCCAGCAGCCCATGTTTTTACTTTGTTTAGAATGTCCATAGTTGTCCCCTTAGAAGTTAAAACGCCACACTTCTGTTACTAGGCAGTGGCCGCCCTCTTAATTATGCAGCTAGTGCGTAATCAGATGGTGCAAAGTTATTGTTTGCATTTGTAGTGATTGACCTATTTCGCAGTCAGCCGGTAAACTCCACGTCACTTTCACACCTGTCGATCCTATTTCAGCCCCATCAAAAATACACATTATGTACTTATGGTGGAGCTGCCGGGTACCGCCCCCGGGTCCAGTATGTGTCTACGTTGCTTCAACGTTTACAAGATTATTTATGACGTATTTGGCGTAATCCCTGACTATACGTGGGCTGTGTGATATAATTATCACTCGTCCGTCTTCGCCATAAGCTGTGTATTTATTCTTCCTCTTGACTATCGTGTACATGTAATTGTAATAGCGCGTAATGAATGACTTTTAGAAGATCCTTGCGCGCATCCTCTCTAGTACCTTTTTTGCCATAACGATTTGCGTACTTGTCAACATTACCCATACAGAAACCAGTACCGTGACCTCTAGCAATAATAACTTCAGTCGATTGAAACTTATTTGTAGCGTAGTGACCTTTATACGTCGAGTCAATATATTCTTTTAGCTCTTGCATATATTTATCTTCACCGAACTTATAATCAATTAGATCGAGTTCTGGGAAATCAAATGTAGTATCACCTAGAGTTATAGTTAAGTTGTCTGTCGTCATGATTGAATCCTTCATTTATTTTTCCCAGTAAAATATGTGTGCTCCGATACGAGCAATACGGTTAAGTTTCTTTGACCAGAATGGTTTAGCATAAGTAGCGTGATAGTGTGTTGCGCCTTCAGTAATTCCACGAAATTCACCATGGATATACATGTCCCGAGCAAACTTACGTGATTTTTCCCATGCTTCATCATCGTGTGGAGTATCTGATTTGCCATCACAATACCAGCTAAATTGGCAATAACGGTTGCCTTTTTTATATCCGTGATGAACTACATCGCATGGTGTGTTTGGATAACGTGTGCTTTCTACACGATTTAAAACAACATCAGTGACTGCCATTGCATCCGCTAAGCTACGAGAATGTGTCTCATAATAAACGTTAAGCGCTAAGCATTCTAATTGTTTTTCTTGTTCTACCTTTTCTGCCGCGTCTACTCCGATAGCCATAACGCTTGTTGCAACTATAGTGTTAATCATTACTGATGCGATTAACTTTTTCATGGTACTGCCTCATTTTTTTATATATGAGTATACCTTAACATGTTTTAAAAGCAATGTACACAGTTAATTTAGCTTTATTGGAAATATTTTTTCAATAGCTTTACCTACTTCGATAGCTAAATCCATATGTTCTTTCTGTGTTCCATTTGCAGATCGAAGTTCGATATAATGAATCCATGATCTAATAGTACCATTCACATACAATCTAGAAACGGTATTGCCTTCTGGCAGAACAGCTCTGGCTTGCTCTTTGGCAATGCCTGCTTCAATAGCCCAGTCATAAGCATGCTTCGCCGCTTCGATTACTTTTTGCTGATGGGCATGCCACGCTCTTTGAAGATGT